TTGGGCTTACTATGGCATGTATATCATACAGTGTTAGCAGTAGAATTAGGACTAATAGTAATAATAGAGTTTATAGAATTGATGAGGGGAATATGAGTTTATTTAAAGGAAGAACACACTACAAACCGTTTGAATATCCATGGGCGTTTGAAGCTTATGACACACAACAAAAAATGCATTGGCTACCAAGTGAAGTCCCTTTGTCTGAAGATGTAAGAGATTGGAATGATAGATTAAGTAGTAAAGAAAAAAATTTAATTACACAAATATTAAAATTCTTTACACAAGGTGATGTAGATATAGCACAAGCTTATCTTGATAAATACATTCCTAAATTTAAAGCACCAGAAATTAGAATGATGTTGTCTGCTATTGCAACTAGTGAAGCTAACCACGTACATTCTTATTCATTACTTAATGATACTATTGGTTTACCAGACAGTGAGTACCAGGCGTTTCAAGAATATAAAGCTATGGCGGATAAACATAAATATTTATTTAAAGATAAAGGTGAAGGTATTGAAGGTATGGCTAGAGAGTTAGCTGTATTTTCTGCATTTGGTGAGGGCCTACAACTGTTTGCTTCTTTTATTATGTTACTTAACTTCCAACGTTATGGAAAAATGAAAGGCATGTGCCAAATTGTAACTTGGTCTATTAGAGATGAAAGTCATCATGTAGAAAACATGATTAAAGTATTCCATACACTGATAGATGAAAATAAAAATATTTGGAATGATAATTTTAAAGGAACTCTATATCAAACTTGTAGAGACATGGTTGAACTAGAAGATAAGTTTATAGATTTAGCTTTTAATTTAGGAGAAGTACAAGGTCTTAAAGCTGAAGATGTTAAATTATATATTAGACACATTGCGGATAGAAGACTACTTCAGCTAGGTTTAAAACCTAATTATAATCAAAAAACAAACCCGTTGCCTTGGCTAGATTGGGTATTAAATGGCGTAGAACATACTAATTTCTTTGAAAACAGAGCGACTGAGTATGCAAAAGGTAACTTAACAGGAGACTTGTGGGCATAATTAGGCCCCATATTAGAAGGAAAACATTATGGATGACTTAAATGACATCCAATTACCTTACACCGTGGATGAACTTATTAAAGTTTTAGATAAAATTTATCCAGAAAAAGCACCTGAATTAAAAGACAATGAAAAAACTGTCTGGTTTAAGGCAGGTCAAAGAAGTGTAGTTAATTGGTTAATAGATTTAAAGAAAAGAAGCGAAAATAATTTATTAGGAGAAAAATAATTATGTGCATGGGTAAAGTTTTAGATAAACCCCAAATAGCTAAAAGAGAAGACCCTTCGATAAAATTCGTAGATGGTAACGTAATGGATTCAAAAGCTTCACCACCAGAAATAGACAACACACCTGTTATTAAAGAAAAGAAAAAAGTTAAGAACAATGTGACAAGTCAATCTTCTGATTTAAATATAAATACAACAACATATTAATAAAGGGAAATAACTATGTGTATGGGAAAACCATCAATGCCGGCTCAACAAGAAGTAGTTCAACCAGTTAGAAATGCAATGTCATCAGGTGATGAACAAGCGCCTACAATTGAGTTAGCTTCTGAAGACGCTTTACAGATTGCTAAGAAAAAGAAATCTAAAAAAGGTACAGCAGCTATGCAAACTGATTTAAACATTAGTAACACTGGCTCTAACGTTAACGTTTAATGAATTTTAAAGATACAGCAGAAAATCGTTATGAATCTTTAAATGAAATTAAAGAGCATTACCTCGATAGAGGACGTGAATGCTCTGAGTTAACTATCCCAACTCTAATTCCCGAACAACATCAAACACAATCAAGTGACTTTTATAGTCCTTTCCAATCTGTAGGTAGTAGAGGTGTTAACAACCTTGCTTCAAAATTACTACTATTATTACTCCCACCAAATCAACCATTTTTTAGACTAGCGATACAAGGCAAAGCTAAAGAACAAATAGAGCAACAACCAGAATTAAAAACATCTGTTGAAAAAGCTTTATCTAAAATTGAACGTGAAGTTATGGGTAAAATAGAGTCTCTTGCTTTACGTGTTCCAACATTTGAATTAATAAAACATTTAATTGTTGGCGGTAATGCACTAGCCCATGTTCCAAAACAAGGTAACATGAGAGTATATGGCCTTAACCAGTATGTTTGTAAAAGAGACGGTGAAGGAAATCTATTAGAAATAGTTGTAAAAGAAAGTGTTTCAGTTTTATCTTTAGATGAAGAAGTTAGAGAACAAGTTTTATCTCTTATGTCAAAAGAAGATGTACAGTCACAAACAAATTGTGATTTATACACGCACGTTTACAAACTAGACAATGGTAAATATTATGTTTGCCAAGAGACTAAAGGAATTAAAATACCATCATCCGTTGGTACATACAATCAAGATAAATTACCATGGTTAGCTTTAAGAATGATTAGAGTTGACGGTGAGGACTATGGCCGTAGTTACGTTGAAGAGTACATTGGAGATTTAAAATCTTTAGAAGGATTATCACAATCTTTAGTCGAGTCTTCTGCTGCAAGTGCCAAAATGATTTTCATGGTAAGACCAAACTCAACTACAAAGAAAAGAGATATAGCTGTAGCACGTAATGGTGACATTATATCTGGCAGTGGTGATGACGTGTCAGTCTTACAAGCAAACAAATTTTATGATTTACAAACTGTAGAAAAAGCAATCGCAAGATTAGAAGAAAGATTAGCTTATGCATTTTTATTAAACACAGCCATACAAAGACAGGCTGAACGTGTAACTGCTCAAGAGATTAGATACATGGCAAACGAATTAGAAACTGCAATGGGTGGTATATATTCTTTATTATCTCAAGAATTACAATTACCTCTAGTGCAATTACTAATGGATAGAATGGGAAGTCAAAATGAAATTCCTAAACTACCCAAGGGTTCAGTAAGGCCCACAATTATTACAGGTGTTGAGGCACTAGGACGTGGTAATGACTTACAAAAATTAAGAGAGTTTGTAGCAGAGATAGGTCAACTTGCACAAATCAATCCACAAGTCGTGCAACTTTTAAATCCACAAGATTTAATTACAAGGTTAGCAACTGGACTTGGTATTGACACTGAGGGATTATTAAAATCTCAAGAACAATTACAAGCTGAACAAGAAGCTGCAATGCAACAACAACAAATGCAACAAATGCAGGACACCGCTCAAGACGTGGCTCCTAAAGTTGCAGACAATATGACAAAACCGCAAGGATAATAAATGGTAGAAAAAGTAGAAATACAAACACCAGAAACTACACCAGAACAACCAACAGAAAATACTACAACAGAAAATGAAAGTAGACCTGAATGGTTACCTGAAAAGTTTAAATCTCCAGAAGATATGGCAAAAGCCTATGGTGAATTAGAAGGTAAATTAGGAAAGTCTGAAACTGAAAAAGAATCAGAGCCTACAAAAGAAGAAACAAATAAAGATAACACTGACTTATCTATTGATAAAGCTGAGAAAGCTGTAGAAAATGCAGGGTTAAATATGTCATCACTTCAAGATGAATACAATGAAGGGGGACAATTAAAAGATAGTTCATATGAAGCTTTGCAAAAAGCAGGAATACCTAAAGATTATGTAGACGCTTTTATTAAAGGACAAGAAGCAATCGCAACACAGACTTCTAATACTTTAAAACAAGAAGTAGGAGGAACAGACGCATATAACAATATGATGAATTGGGCCTCTGATAATTTAAACGAAGCAGAAATAAATTCTTTTAACAAAACTGTTAATGGAAAAGATATTGAAGCTACACGTTTAGCAATACAAGGTTTAAATGCGCGTTACAAAAATAATGTTGGGGATGACCCTTCATTACAAAGTGCAAATAATCCTAGTTCAGTAAATGCTCCAGGCTATAGGTCTTGGGCAGAAGTTACTGCTGCAATGAATGATGATAGATATGCAAGTGATGAAGCATACAGAAATGATGTACAAAATAAACTAAACAACAGTAGACTTTAATGTTACATGCATTATTAAAATTATACGAAGCTCGTATAGCTGAACACACATCTATTATAGATATTTATTTACAGAAACCAGTAGGTATTGGTGACCATGATAATATTTTAAAAGTAATAGATGAACGTTTTGAAAAATTAACTTGTGCAAAACATTGTAAAGAAGAATTGGAGAAAATAATAAATGCCGTACAAACCAAAGACGAAACCAAAACCGAAACCAAAAAGTAAAGGATAATAATATGGCTAAGAATGGCTTATATGCAAACATTCACAAAAAACGTGCTAGAATCAAAGCGGGTTCTGGTGAAAAAATGAGAACAGCAGGTACAAAAGGTAGACCTACCGCAGCTCAATTTAAAAGAGCGGCCAAAACTGCCAAATCATAGTTGTGTTACCTTTATAGGTAGCAACTGCTAACACAAAGTTAAGTCCATTAACTTGACCGTTCCGAGGAACGACAATCTTGTGAAACAAACTTTAAACTTGTGAAAGCTTTTTAATAAACAAACAATAGAAAAAGGAGACAATTATGTCAAACGCAACTCCGGCTTCCATTGGACGAGTAAATGCATCTGGTTCAGAAGATGCCCTGTTTTTAAAAGTTTTTTCCGGTGAAGTAATTACTTCATTTGATAGAGCAAGTAAAACACAAGGTGCTGATTCTGTTAGAAGCATTGCTAATGGTAAGAGTGCTAGCTTCGCAGTAATGGGAAGAACAACAGCCGCTTATCATACACCAGGTGCAGAAATACTTGGGTCTGATGTGAACCACAACGAAAAGGTTATTACAATTAATGACCTTTTAGTTTCTTCAGCATTTTTAAGTAATATCGAGGAAGCTAAAAATCATTGGGATGTTAGAAATTCTTACTCAACTGAGATAGGAAGAGCATTAGCATTTCAAAAAGACAAACACGTTCTACAAACTATTGGTCAAGCCGCTCAAACGACTACAGCCAATGTTACAGGTGGAGACGCAGGTACAGTATTAACTAATACTGCTATCGCTTCTGCAACTGCGGCAACGTCTGCAAATGGATTTATTGATTCATTGTTCGATGCTGCGAAAACTTTAGATGACAAATATGTTCCATCTGAAGGTAGAATCTGTTTCTTAAAACCAGAAATGTACTACAAATTAGCAAACGCTACTAACGCAGTCAACGTTGACTTCAGTGGTGGTGCTAATGGTGGTGTTGCTTCAGGTAGAGTATTACAAATTGCAGGAATTAAATTAATTGCAGTTCCTCATTTTGTTGCTTCAAACGTGAACTCAGGTGTAGACCAAGGTTCAGCTACTCAGGGTGGTTCAAACCCTCAAGCTGTAAACTTGACTGCATACGAAGGTTTAGTTTGTCACCCGTCAGCAGTTGGAACTGTTAAGTTAATGGATTTAGCTACTGAAATGGAATACGACATTAGAAGACAAGGTACTTTAATGGTTGCTAAATACGCTATGGGACATGGTGTATTAAGACCAGAAAGTGCAGTAGGAATTAAAGACGCTTAATATTCATTAAGCTTATTTATACTATATAGGAGTAGGGGATGAGGGAGACTGACTCCCCTACTTTAATTTAAAAAAGGAAAATCATGACAACACAAATTACACCGACAACGGAACTTATTGCAATTAATACTATGCTAAGTTTTATAGGGGAAGCCCCAGTCAGTTCTATTACAGGAAATATTGGAACAGACGTAGCTGTCGCTAAGAATATTTTAGATGAAACTTCTATGAGTGTTCAGTCACAAGGATGGTTTTTTAATAGAGAATTTGAAGTTACACAAGCAAGGGACTCAGACAATAAAGTTCCTCTAGACTCTAACTGCGTTCAAGCAGAAGCGTCTAGACCTTATCAATATTTATATCAATACACTATTCGTAACGGTTTTTTATATGACTTAAAAAATCATACAGATGTATTTACCCAAGACCCACAAATAGATAAAGTTTTAGTACAACAATTTGAACATCTTCCAGAATATGCAAGAAGATATATTGTAGTTAAAGCGTCAAGACGTTTCGCAGCTCGATATATTGGTGCAAGTGAATTAGTTAAACTAGCAAACATAGATGAACAAGAAGCCCACGTACAGTTTGAACAAGCTGACACAAGAGCAATGGACGCTAATATTCTTAAAGATGAATATAACATGAATTACATTACTAATCGTGGCAACAAACGTTCATCAAGGAGTTAGACAATGGCAGTTATATCGCAGTCAATTCCAAATCTTATTAATGGTATTAGTCAGCAGAATGCAGTTCAAAGAAATGTATCTCAAGCTGAAAACCAAGTAAACTTTCAGTCAAACATTATAGACGGATTATCTAAAAGAGCAGGAACTCAGTTTGTTGCTAACTTAATATCTAACCAAGCAATACCAAATAATTGCGCAGTACAATGGATTAATAGAGATAGCAGTAATCAGTATGTTGCTTTATTCTATAATCAAGGTGTTAAAGTTTTTGATTTACAAGGTGTTGAAAAAACTGTTTCTACTCCTAATGGTACTTCTTACTTAACTTCAACAAATCCTTTAGAAGATTTTAAATTTACAAACATTGCTGACTATTCATTTGTATCTAACGCACAAAAAACTGTAGCAGAAAATTCTTCTACAACAGCAGCAAAGGTGCAAGAAGCTTTAGTTTATGTTAAAAGTTCACAATACGGTAGACAGTACAGTGTTACTTTAAATCATTCAACTTGGTCATACCCAATAGAAGTATTATTTCAAATGCCTACTGGTAATGACGCTTCAACAGATGGTAAATTTAGAGATACAGAAAAGATTGCACATATATTATTATATGGAACTGCGTCTTCACACTGGTCTAGTAGTGCAGACGGAATTGGATTTAAAACAATTAGAACTGACACTGGTGCAACACTAAGTACGTCACAAGGATTAGCAAACTATTCTGGAATTACAGGAACGTTTTCTAGTACACAATATGGTAACACTATTTATCTTACGACTGGTAGTGGGACTTTTGGAATTGAAACTACAGACGGTT